AGATTTCTGTCGACTTGTGATAGTAAAAAAAATATAGGGGATCGCCAGAAGGTGGAAATGTCTAAAATAGGAGGCGTTGTGGAAATATATGATTAAGGACAAGAAAAATATGAAGAAACGATGGAAAAGAATCATATCCAATATGATTGCAATAGCACTAGTGATCATATCAAGTATTCCAACAATTTCAATTCCAGTAAAAGCGGAAGCATCTGTTGATGGAAAATTGATCACAGTAGGTGGGAAAACGGTAACAAAAAATATGAAAATTGATGATGTTAAGAAAATGTTTGGTGAACCAAAATTAACGACACCATCATATTGGGATGGATATGCTTATACATTTTACGGAAAAGATTATAGTGATTATTTATATTTAGAAACTGATTCTGATGGGAAGATTGTATGTTATGGAAGCGTAAGTCCTGGGTTCGAAACGAATAAATACAGTTATGGAGAGAAAGTTAATCCTTATGCTCGGGCAGGTTGTGAGGCGAAAGACGATGATGGCAAGTTATATGCTGTGATATATTACACAAAATTTCATTTGGATGCATATAAGAGATTTACAGAAAATTTAACAGAAAATAATAGAAATCTTTGCAAACATGCAGTGGAAATGTGGAATGCTATTTCTTGTTTATATGGATATATTTTTGTAGCATGAGAGAATGTCCATTTTAAGCCATTCTCTCATTTATTTGTTACTAATCTGTTACTTGTTGAATATAAAATTATTATTTCAACAAAAGAATTGTCTCTCTTAATTGTTTTACTGTTTTATGATTATAAACTCTGTTTCCGATATCTTTAGATTTATGTCCCATCAGCATATCAATGCATTTTCTATTACCGCCTGCATTATCCAAAAATGTTTCAAAAGTATGCCTTGCCTCATGAGGCGTTTTCTTTTTCTTTGTTATATAGGCAATAACAACCTTCCATTCTTCATAAAAATCCCATTTTTTAAACTTGGAACCTTCATCATTTTCTAAAAAATATTCATTACTTTTCTCTAACCGTTTTTTTACAAACGGCATGATACGAGGATGAATTGGAACAATTCTGTTTTTTCCAGAATCAGATTTACTTCCACCTTTAAAGTATTGTTCTTCTAGGTTTACTTGATCACATGTCATATCTAATAATTCCATTAATCGGAATCCCGTATAAATATAGATTAAAACAATATCAACATTTTTTTGATCAGATATTTTCCATAGAGCTTCAACTTCTTTTTCGGTAAATGGTGCGCGTTTTGACTCTTCCTGCTTGGCACTTACAGACGTTAATTGTGAATACATTTTATCTATGATATCTAATTCAAACGCAAAACTGTCTAAATGTCCCCATAGAACTTTGATATGAGCTTGCGTGGCATAACTGCGTTCACAGTTATCTATAGTTTCTTGCATTTGATAAGCTTTTATTTGTCTGTATTTCATTCCGTAGAGTTTTTGACAATGTTTATAAGCTGATTTGAGTGAGCTTAAACGAGAGGTTCCAAGTTTGGGACCTTTTATTTCAAGCCATCTCGTATATAAATCTGCAAGCGTCACTCGGTTACAATCAATGTTCCACGGATTGTCGTTGTACTTGGCCAAAATGATGTTTGCTTCTTCACGAGTAGCAGCATAGTCCACTGGGACCTGTCTTCCGTGTCCGTCTTCATCATATGTAGTAACTTTTACAACGTATGGGCGTGATCGGTTGCCTTTCAATTTAGTTACACTTCCATATCCGTTTGGATTTCTTCTTGTCATATACCATCATTCCTTTCCTAAAAAAGGGTACAAAAAATACACCCTTATCAAATTGTGTTTTTGCAGGATGTATGATATAATTCTCTTGTCTAGGGAGAAGTAATATCATATGCTGCAAAGTGGTTGATAAACTTCTGAGATTCCGTCCAGTTGGTAGCTGGGCGGTTTTTTGTTATTTATAAGCTTTATTTGCTCCGTATTTAGCTTGACTATTGGTAAATCCTTCGTATTCCAATTGTTTTATGAGACCAGATTTTGAAAAAGATTGACTTTCTAAATAAGATGTTGCTTTTTTGTAGGCCTGATCTTTCCAATTAGCGTTGCAATTATTTGCAGCATATTTGGCTTCTTTAGTTGTAAATCCCTCATATTTAAGCTGTTTTATTAATCCGGACTTAGAAAATGCATCATAATCAAGATAGTCGAAAGCTTTATTTAGAGCATTTTCTTCTCCCGTTGTAGGCGCGTAAGCCTCTGTAGTTTTTTCTGTAGTTGCTTCAGTTGTAACCTCTGTGGTTGTTGGTTCTTCTGTAGTTGCTTCAGTTGTATCATAAGCAGATGTGATTTCTATAGATTCAAAGATCTTATCAAACTCCGAAGAATAATCATTTTCGGGCGAGCTCATTGCACAAACTACAAAATATCCGCTTTTTACAGGAAATACGAGCATTTCATTTTTATAAGTTTTTCCATCAATAGATTTATTATAATATAACTTCTCTACATCAATACTATTTATTTGTGCATATTCGCCTTTTAAATCATCTTTATAATCTTGAGATTTTTTAATACTATCCTTTACCTTTTCAACATTTTTAGAATCCAGTACATTACCATTGAATTTATGATAAACTACACTCAATAATCCATCATTATCTCCGAGCTCATTCTTATAATAAAGGGATGTATCATCTGAGTTGGAATCGGCAGCGATCCATGATTTTGGAATTTTATATTTTATCCCATATGAACTTTCTGTTTGCTCGAAATCTTTATATGGATCATCAGCTGTATCATCCTTTTTTGATGCACAAGCAATTAAAAAAATACAAATTAGTGATAATATTATCCCTAATGATATAAATCTTTTTTTCATAAATTTTCCTCCTGATATAAAAATATGTTATAATCAATTTGTATAGTTTACATATTTTATACACTAGAGGTAGCGGTGGCTTATTGCAGTAGGTCATCGCTATTTTAATCTTAGTTTAATCAACTCTTCATTATATCCGAGTGCATGCGCGATCTGATCGGTAGTAAATTCTTGAAATTCAAGAAAAACTTCGTCGTCAATTAGAAGCTCAGTTGCAAACTTATCTGCTTCGATTTCCATTTTACTTACAAGAAGTCCAGTTCGTTTTCTTAAAAATGGAGTATTAGCATCAGGATGCATAATTGCATGACCTAATTCATGTGCACATGTAAATAGCTGATCGTGATCAGAAAGATCATGATTTATATGTATTTGCTTCATACGAAGCTGTTTATTGTAGTATCCACTAATGGATCCCAATGGTTCAAATATAACCTTTATCCCTAAATACTTAGCAATGTCAAAAGGATTATCCGTACCATATCTTTTCTTTAGTGAGTTTGTTTTTTTACGAATATCCAATGAATCACTTCCTTTATTTTCTGTATTTCTTTGGTGTGAATTTTTGCTTAGCATTTATTTTTGCGATGGTTATACTGTTTTGGAGACTCGCTTTTAATAATTCTCTTGTTTCATCATCTAAAGGTTCTCCGGAGAACATCAGTCCATCTTGATCGGATTCTAACTGATCAAGGGTTTGTTCTAATCGTTTTGCGATATCTTTTTCATCTTTCTTAGTTAGCTCAATGGCTTGATCGGATTTTTCTTCTATTAAATCAGATTTTCCAATTCCAAAATAATCAGCGAGAGCTTGTACGCTTCCCATTCTAGGAATGGATTGTCCCGTACACCAAGTATTAAATGTTTGTGGAATAACTCCAATAGCTTTAGCCACCTCTTTTTGGCTTTTTCCTGATTTCTCTAAATAGAAAGATAGATTTTTAGAGAATATTTTCTTTTGCTTTTCATCTGACATTAAATCACCTCACTTCGTTATTAATATAGTACAATAAAAATTGATTTTTTGCAACTAAAAGTCAAAAATAAATTGATTTTAGTATTGATATCCATTTAAAATGGATTTATAATAAATACAGAAATTAAAGAAAGGCGGTGATGACGTGACAAAGATGAACGAAGGTAAAGCAGTACCATTTCAAATTTCTTTAGCTTCAGCACGAGTTAATGCAGAAATGACACAAGAAGAGGTCGCAAAACATATGCATGTTGGAAAACAGACTATCGTTAGCTGGGAAAAAGGGACTTCTGAACCGAAAATGTCGCAAGGAAGAGAACTTAGTAAATTATATGGTATTCCAATTGACTATATTTTTTTACCTAAGAAATCCAATTAAAATGGATTTAAATAACCAGGAGGTGAGAAAGACGAAAGTATTGAAAGATATACAGCCCGATGAAAAATTAGCAGAGGAAATCCAAAGTAATCTAGATAAGCAGTTAAAAGAAAAACAGCTAGAAGAATCAGAAGAGTTAAAAACTATTCTGCATGGAGTAACAGGTAAAGAAATGAGATGGGCGATCTATTCTGCGATTTCTAAGCAAAAAGAAAAACAGCGTTGCCAGGAACAAAAAATATCATCCCTGCAAATAGCTGTTATATTGCAGGGAATAGCTGTAATTATTTTAGGCATTGGTGGAATCATTTTAAAAAAATATCTACCATGACAGAGGCTGTTGCAACAATCAAAGAAAGAATAGAAATAGTTTTAGAGAGTTTTGAATCCGCCTCTGCAGATAATGCATTTTGTTTGGCGGTCTCTGCAATAGATGTAATGGCATCTATTTGCTGTTGATATTTTGCTTCTCGTTCCTTTTCTATTTTTCGTTGAAGCTCAAATTCAGCCAAATGAGCGCGGCCTAATTCAGTGATAGAAACTTCATCAGATTCGTTTATGGATACGAGATTTGCATTTAAAAACATTTCTACATATCCATCAATAGACGGAAAATCGAAAAAGAAATCACCAGGATTTTGCCCAGGACATTCTAATATTGCCGTTAGAATTTCATATTGATATTCGGTAAGTTTAAATAACAAATTTTCCATTAAGAATACTCCTCTCTTAAGACTCGGACATGGCAGTGTCCTGTGAATTAAGTATAGGAGATATATGAAAGAAAGACAACAGAATAATAGCAGATGGCTTAATTCCCTGCCCGATGCACAGAATCCTGAAATCCTACCTAAATTGGTTAATTAAAAATAGCACTCAATCGTCGGGCAGGGAATTAAGCCATCTGAAGAAAGGTAGGTGATGAAAGTGTTCAAGGACAGGCTTAAAAAAGTAATGGTAGATCAAAATATCAACCAAGTAGAGTTGTCCAGGATCTGCGGTGTGAGTAGGTCAACCGTTAGCAAATGGATGTCTGGAGATTCAGAACCGACAAAAGCAAGAAGAAATGAGATTGCAGAAGCATTTGATCTTCCAGAGAATTACTTTGAAGAGATAGTAATTCCTAAAAAGAGAATAGAGACATTAACCCCGAAAGAAGTTGCGTATTTGATGGGAATGGGTGTTTCAACAATCGAAAAAGGACTGATTCAAGGAACTTTTCCATGGGGATATGCAATCCGGACAAGTGAAAATACGCATAGATATTTCATAAATGCAAAAAAGTTTTTTGTGACTGAAATGATAAGCGTATGAGAAAGGAGCATAAAGATGCACACAGAAACAAAAGCGATGATCTGCACAGCAGCAGTGCTGATCGCAATGGGAATCTTTAAAGAGTTAGCTGCGGTATGTTTGATCACAGCAGTAGTATTTGAGGAAGGAGTGAAGAAATTTGATAAATAAGAAAGAAAAAAGTGCCCACGGAGCGGCAACTCCATTAGGCACATTGCTAAACAAGCAAGATCAGTATAACACAGATCGTCAGAAAAGTGAAATCAGAAAAATAGCAACTGAGATCTTTGATCTATCTCTGCAGCTGCAAGAAATGACAGATGGAACTATAGACTGGATAGATTGGCGAGAGCCAGGTGTTCCGTGCGTATACGTTGAATATCATGGAGCCACCGCAGTGCTAAGCGTTAAGATCTGGGAAAATGGATTTAGTGCAGAACAGCGACCTGATTACAGTACAATGCTGTTTCTCGACAATCCGAACTGTATGATCGAAGCAGGGTATCTTAAAGAAAAATTGATGGGATTATTAGAAGAAAGAAGAGGAAGCGACAATGAAGAGTGAAACAACGAAGAAAGTAACAGAAGGAATCGTAAGAGGTCATGTTTTAGATACAGCAGGATGCACAGACAAGGCAGCTGATGAACTAGAAAAAGTGTTGGAAACCATTTTGTTCGAAATTAGTGATTGCGTAAATCCGGTTCCAGAAATTGCAAGTGATCTTACAGTGGGCGTTCTTAGATTTATTGCAGACACTTTAGAAAAGAATCTGGATGATAAAGAAAAAGAAACTGCAGAACTTGCAAGAGACACTTTACGAATGAAATATAAGACGTTAGTAGTGAGAGCAAAAGCTTAAGAAGGAAGACGGACTATGCAAACAATCGAAATCAGCAAAGGAATCAAACGGATCCAGTTCGATTCCTTTGATTCCTGGCTAAATGCCAGACATGGAATCGGTGGTTCTGATGCATCTGCAGTATTAGGACTCAATCCATATAAAACTAATACAGAACTGTATTTAGAAAAGACAGGACAGCGAACGGCTCCTGATATTTCAGATAAGGATTATGTGAAGTATGGACATGATGCGGAGCCATTACTTCGATCACTGTTTGCACTTGATCATCAAGAATACAAGGTCGAATACTTCGGAGACAACATGATCCGAAACGAAAAATATCAATGGGCACATGCATCTTTGGATGGAGAACTAACCGATCAGGATGGTCGCAAAGGAATCTTAGAAATCAAGACAACTAACATCCTACAAAGTATGCAGCGTGAAAAATGGAGAGATCAGATTCCAGATAACTATTACATACAGGTGCTACATTACCTGCTAGTTACCGAATATGAGTTTGTGGAGCTAAGGGCACAGCTGAAATCAGTGTGGCAGAGTCAGATTAGATTAGAGACAAAAGATTATCACATTGAGCAATCAGAGGCAGAAGAAGACATCGAGATATTAAGACAAGCGGAAGAAGAGTTCTGGCAGAATGTCGTAAAAAGGCAGCAGCCGAACTTGATTCTTCCGGAAATATAAAAAGGAGAAATTGTCATGAATCGATACGATGAATATATGAAAGAGGTTCAGGAAAAGAAAAAAGAAAATCAGGCTATTGTAAATAAAATTGTGGAGATTTTAAAAGGCAATAACCTGACTGTTGAACATATTGAAGTCATCTTAAATATGACTCGTGAAGAAGTGATTAAAAAGGCGCACTTATAACAGAAATCAATAAAGGAGAAATACATGGAATTTAAGATATACAATCCGCAGGAAGAAGGATTCCTGAAAGAGATTGACTGGAACTATGAAGAGTTAAAAACAGAGATCCAGGGAAAAGCGAATGATTACATGAATCTGGTTTATACAGCAGATTAGGTAAAAGATGCCAAAAAAGATCGTGCAAATCTTAATAAATTTGTGGAAGCTTTAGAGAGCAAGCGAAAAGAAATTAAAAAACAGATTACAGAACCATATTCAGCATTCGAGAAACAAGAGAAAGAACTGGTTGGTATTGTTAATAAAGCGATTGCAAATATTGATACGCAGATCAAAGGATATGAAGAAGCAACAAGACAGGAAAAACTTGAAAAGGTCAAAGAAATCTATGCAAAAACAATCGGTGGACTTGCTGATGTAGTAACGTTTGACAAAATTTTTAAAGAATCCTGGCTGAATGTATCAACAACGTTTAAATCGATCACAAAGGAAATCACAGAAATTCGTGACAAGGTTGACAATGATTTATTTGTGATCAATGCAGACACGAGTTCCTTTGCTTATGAGATGAAAGAAGAGTATCTAAAGAACTTTGATCTCACTGCAGCGATTAATAAAAAACAAAAATTAGAAGAGACAGCAAAGCAGAAAGCAATATATGAAGAACAACTAAAAGAGGAAGAGGAACAAAGAAAACAACGATCACAAGAAGAAGCAAAGAAGGTAGTATTTGCATGTAAAAGCACAGAAAAGCCAGTAAAAGCACAGAAGCCAGTGAATACAGGAGAAAAAATATCAACGATCACATTCCGATGTACTGTAAAAGAACATAACTTTAAAGAAGTTAACGCAAGACTCAGTCTAGTACAAAAAGTATGTGAAGAATTTAAAATCATAGATCCAGAGGAGGAATTATAAAATGGCAGTTGGAAACAGTTTAGCAAACAGACAACAGAAAACAGGATTAACGGCATATCTTACAAATGATGCTGTGAAACGTCAGATCAATAATGTAGTGGGTGGCAAAAACGGAGATCGTTTTATTGCCTCTATTGTATCTGCAGTACAGGTTAATTCAGATTTACAGGAGTGTACAAACCAATCAATTTTAAGTGCTGCATTACTTGGAGAGTCTTTAAAACTTTCTCCATCACCACAGCTTGGACAGTATTATATGGTCCCATTCAAAAATAACAAAAAGGGATGCAAAGAAGCACAGTTTCAGCTTGGTTATAAAGGATACATTCAGTTAGCAATCCGTTCAGGACAGTATAAAAAACTAAACGTTTTGGCAATCAAGGAAGGGGAACTGGTTCGATTTGATCCACTGAATGAAGAAATCGAGGTAAATCTGATCGATGATGAAGAAGCAAGGGAAGAAGCAAAGACAATCGGATACTATGCAATGTTTGAATATACAAACGGTTTCCGAAAAGCTATGTACTGGTCCAAAAAGAAAATGGAAGCACATGCATTAAAGTATTCCAAAGGGTATGCAGCAAAAAAAGGATATACATTCTGGGAGAAAGATTTTGATGGAATGGCTTATAAGACAATGCTTCGCCAGCTGATCAGTAAATGGGGAATCATGAGCATTGATATGCAGAATGCAATGGAATCTGATATGGCGGTGATCCATGAAGATGGAACAAAAGATTATGTAGATACAGTTTCAGAAGAAAATATTGTAGCAGATCAGGATCTGCAGGAAACGGCAGAGGAAACACCTGAACCAGAAAAACAGGAACTACAGGAAGAAACAACAAAAGAAGAACCACAGCAGTTCTTTAAATAAAAGAAAGGAGCAACACGATGAAACATATTAACTTAGAACAGTTTGCAGGAGGGAAACTTTCAGTACAGCTTAATAAGGCATTAGAAAAGATCACTGAAAATGTTCAGGATCCGAACACTGATGCGCAGAAGGTCAGAAAGATCAATGTATCAATCAGTTTCCGGCCAAACGATGAAAGAAACTTTGTGGCAACTACGGTAGAAACAAAGTTAAGTCTTGCACCAGAACTTGGAGCTACAACAGCACTGAGTATGGGCAGAGATCTTCGCACCGGAGAGGTTGAAGCGGTTGAAATCTTTAACCAGATTCCTGGTCAGATGAATGTTGATGATGTAATCGACCAGGAAGAAGATGAAACACCGAAAGCTTTTGATCCGGATACTGGAGAGATCTACGAACCAAGCAACAAAGTGATTGATTTAAGAAAAGCAAAACAGGCATAAAACAGGAGGATACATAACAATGGATAATACATTTTTAAGAGAAGCAATCGAAAAGATCGAAGAATTGACAGACAGTGCAAGAGAGCCACACGTTGTAAAAATCGCAGGAAAGACTTATTGCGATAAATCTATGTCACGATATGACAGAGAAGAGTTTGCAGAACCATTGACAGCTACAAGTCTTAATTCTCTGATCGATTATATCAGTGGAAAGAGTGAAGAGTTAAGAGAATCTATGATCATTCATGTAGAATCTCCAACAAAAGTAAGATTACTATCTGGTCTTACAAATGAAAGAAATCGAGAAGAATTATTCCGCGTAGGTACAAATCCAAATGGTTTTGATTTCGATCATTACTATGATCAGGAAGCGTTTGTAATTAATATGCAGACTGCCTTTAAACAGAGTGATGAAACAGAACTGATTCTTTCAGTTGCTGGAAACGTAGAAAATAAAACAGTGGCCAACTATGGAGATGATGGAGTCAGCCAGAAAGCTACGATCACAAAAGGTATTGCAGGAAAAGAAGATGTGATCGTACCAAATCCAGTAACACTTCGCCCATATCGTACCTTCCTGGAAGTAGAACAGCCAGAAAGCAAGTTTATCTTTCGAATCAGAGAAGGTTCTGATGGGCAGCCAATGTTTAAATTGGTAGAAGCTGATGGTGGTCTCTGGAAGTATGAAGCTGTAGATGCTATCAAGAAATATTTAACAGAGAATTTACCGGAAGAACTGTTAAAAGTGATCACGATCATCGGGTAACAGTTATGGAGACAGTTAGATTTACAGTCCCTGGTGAACCGAAAGGAAAAGCCAGGGCAAGAACTGTCCGTAGTAAAAAAGGTGGAACTTTCTCATATACGCCAGAAGGTACTATGTTGTATGAGAATCTGATCAAGTGCTGTTACAGGCAGGAATCAAACAACATCATTTTTAATGACGGACAGCCCTTAAAAGTAACGATCATAGCTTATTATCCGATCGTTAAGAGTACAAGCAAGAAAAAGAAACAACAGATGTTGGAAGACCTTATGTTTCCAACGAAGAAACCAGACATTGATAACATTGCAAAAAGCATTCTGGATGCGTTGAATAAATTAGCATACAGGGATGATACGCAGGTTGTAACGCTGCATATGGAAAAGCATTATGCAGAGAACCCACGAGTTGAAGTAGAGATAGAAGAAATATTATAGAGGAAAGGCGGTGTTCTAATGGGCCGTAAACCCAAAACAGGACTAGATTACTTTCCTAAAGATGTCGATTATTACGACGATTTTAACATCATGGATCTGATGAACGAGTATGGTCCATTAGGGCAGACCATCTATGATGTTGTTCTATGCATGATTTATCATGAAGGATATTACCTGGAAGTGCCTAAAATGGAGCAGTTAGCGGTAAAAATAATCAAAACCATTGGTAACCGCTGGGTAAAGAAAAAGGACTTTGTGTTACAAGTAATTCATTATTGTGCGGAGATAGGTCTTTTCGATCAAGACCTCCTGAATCAAAATGTTATTACCTCTGTTGGAGTTCAGCGACGCTATAAAGAAGTGACTGTTAGGAACAAAGTCGATAGAAGTAAATACTGGTTGATTGATGAAAACGGTCAACCTTTATTAAATGCACCACAAAATAGCATTTCCGTAACAGAAACAAGCATTTCTGCAACAGAAAAAGATATTTCTGCAACAGAAAAACGACAAAAGGAAAGTAAAGTAAATAAAAATATATATTATAGCAATCCAGATCTGAACAGAGAGTTCTGTCTTTACCTTGATATGAGGAATCATACTGGACCAACATTATCTGCAGAACAGATCAATGCCTTGAAAGAAGAACTTGATTCTCTGGCTGAGAACGATTCTGATAAGTTGGGTATTGTAAGAAAAGCATTTGGTGGAGGTTATAAGAGCTTCTTCCCTACATCAAAGAAACGGAAGAAATCAACACCGAAGCCAAAGAAAGAAGAAACTATACACAATTTTACCCAAAGAGAAGTAGCAGATCGTGATTATGAGAATCTGGAAAGACAGTTATTAAAGAAACAATTAGGAGGTGACATAACGTATGGATAATTTGATTCCTGTTAACTATGAAACAGAAGAACCAACAGTTTCAGCAAGAGATTTGCATAAAGCATTGAACATTCAATCCAGATTTAGCAGATGGTTTGAAAATAATAAGAGACTATTTGTTGAAGGTGAGGATTATAACAAATGTACATCAAATACAGTTGTTAATAATGGAGCTGTTAGGGAACTAGAAGATTATCAAATAACAATGATAATGGCAAAACATTTGGCTATGATGTCTAGGACAGAAAAAGGAAAAGAAGTTAGGGATTATCTTATTAATCTTGAAAGAGCTTGGAATAGTCCAGAGCAAGTATTTGCAAGAGCTTTGAAGATGGCAGATAAGACAATTGATAAATTAAAATCTGATAATGTAATTTTAATTGAAGACAATGAAAGAATGAAACCAAAAGAAATTTTTGCAGATGCAGTAACAGCAAGTGACACATCTATCCTAATCGGAGAACTGGCCAAGATTCTTAGACAGAATGGAGTTCAGACAGGGCAGAATAAACTGTTTGAATGGCTGAGAAATAATGGATATCTGATCAAGAGAAAAGGATCAGACTGGAATATGCCAACACAGAAAGCGATGGATATGGATCTGTTTGAAATCAAAGAAACGGTAATCAACAATCCAAACGGATCAACAAAAATCAGTAAGACTACAAAGGTCACTGGTAAAGGGCAGCAGTATTTTATTAATAAGTTACTTGCTGCAAGCTAAGTAAATAAAGGCATCCGGTTGATCTCTGTCCGTAGCAACCAACAACCAAAGATTGTTGTTAAAAAGTCGTAGTAATAGTCGTGGTAGTTGTGGGTTTCGGGATGATCTTAAGCGACAGGACGTAAAAAGATGATCACATGCGGACAGAGATCAGCCGGATGGACTGAATTATATACCACAGTAACTATTAACATGCATAAGAAACAAGCCAATGTATAAGCCATGAGCCTGCTGCTTAAGGCAGTGGGCAGAAAGGAGAACTGATGGCAGATTACAGCAAAGGATTTAAAAGACGTGTTGTACAGTTATGGATCCAACATGGTATGTCCACAAATGAGATCAGCAGAACATCAGGCATCGATCATAAGACATTGATGAAGTGGTATAAGCGTTTCTACCCTGAGTTAACAGGGGGGGCGAGACAAAACACGAAAGTTTGCAGTGGCATTATGTAGGCAATTGTTCCGGATATCATAAGTAAAGGAGTATGATCAGACAGCTTAACTTTCTATCTGATTAAGATTTTTCGAGTAACTATTAACGAAGCAAGCAAACGTAAACATATTTTTCAGGTTTTTTGTATTTTTATTTTTCACAAACTAGATTTGGTATTACAATTTTTCAAATCACAGGAGAAGAATCACGGCAGTTTATATGATCGGGCAAGAAATTATAGAAATGTGATCAGTATAAATGCTGTTTCAGGTAGAAAGTTAAGCTGTCTGAGATAGGTAGATAGTATGAGTAAACAAGATTATATCATGCAGGGCAGAAATGAAGGAATTGCGTTCTGTGACAAAATAGCAAAAGAAAAAGGATTAGAAGAGCTACAGAGAGTAACAAGACAGAGAAATCTTGCAGGGCTTCGAACACTAATAGATCCAAGAGAACTTGATCAGGATTTTAGAGATGCAACACTACAGATTTTAGATACTGTGTTGATCATGAGTCTTATAGTCTTGAAAGATGAATTTGATTTCGGAACTAAGAGATTAGATCGATTCAAAAAAAGATTCAATGACAAAACAGAGTGTTTAGAAACAGGAAATGTGACATGGATCGATATGATCGAGCAGGTCAGAGAAGAAAACAACATTAAATTAGATCTTAGAAAGAACGATGTAGTGATGGCATGGAGGAGAAAATAATGGTAAACAAGAAAGAATTTGAAGGTTACATCTGTGAGATCACCAATAAGCCAATCAGAGAGATGAGATTATGTCCGGACAAGCAGCAGAAGTTAAAGGTCCGGATCAAGTGTGATAAGGGATGCGTCTGGTGTGAAAAGTTAAAGAAAGTTAAGGAGAAGAGAATATGAATTTAGAAGAAGCTATTAAGCACGCAAAAGATATAGCGACAAATAAATATAATGAGGGGTTTTTGTGCCATGCAAACCCAGACGATGAAGAACTTGACAGATGTATCAAATGTGCGAGAGAGCATGAGCAACTTGCAGAGTGGTTGGAAGAACTGAAAGAGTTGAGAGAATACAAGAAAAAGATGAAAGCACAGTATCTTGATGATATTGAGAATCCGTTGGAACCAATTAAGCTAAGTAGTGCGTTAGAATCAGAGGTATTTAAGTATGAGTATAGGGCAGAACATGATCCGCAAAAGATTAGTCCTTTAGATTATACAATCATATATGCATTAAAACATTGTTTGGAAGAACAACTGAAAGAGGTGGAATAGTGGTGCAAATAATAGAGTTGATAGTAATGATTATGTGTTATGGAATGTATTTTTATAACGATATAAAAAAAGATCATTATAGCGCTATTAAATTTTTGGTGCTTGGAGCGATTATGCAAAATTTAACATTATATTTGAAATAGAGGGGTGTTAAGAATATGATTATTGGATTTTTAAGCGGATTATTTATCGGAGCAGTAGCAGGAGTGGCAGTGATGTCACTCTGTGCTGCAGCGAAAGAGAGGGATGAGTTATGACAATAACAGAGAATCTTACAGGTGTCGTGAAAGAGGATCATGAGAGAGTGAAGACAGTAACTGACATCTTGGAAGAAGTGAAGCAGGAGATGTGTGATGATTATTGCAAGTATCCAACTATTGTAAATGATAGAGAAGATTTATTTGCAGATAACAGTCCATGTACGGAATGCCCGTTAACTAAATTATAAGGAGTTGATACATAAATGGCATATAGAGATTGTCCGTGCCTAAATTGTAAAGATAGATCACACGGATCAAAGAGAGTTGCTTGTCAGACAGGATGCGAGAAGTATCTTTCCTGGAAGGCAAAGGAACAGGAATTAAGAAGAAGAGAGAAAGAATCACGGCCTTATTACTCAAATGCAAGAAAAGCGATCATAAGAAACCGCCAGATGAAAAGAAAGAGCGGTAGGCAGATATGATTGATCCATGCAAAGCCTGTGCAGAGATAACCTGCATGGGCATTTGTGCCGATCGAGTGCAATACAAACAAGAGTATCAGGAAATGACTGATCGGATAAGGCAGCAGATAATAAATCGTAACAGGAGGGGAGAACGTGGACAAGAACGTACTGATCCAATACACAGACATGATTGAAGAAGTAAAAGATATAAGAAAAAGAATCCTGCAAACAGAAAAGCAGATCAGCAAGATTGAGGAAGAAGGAACCGTAAAAGACACAGTAAGCGGTGGCATGGGTGGAATACAGCACTTTGTTGTTGAGGGTATGCCAGTACCAGAGTTAAGACGAAAGAGGCTGCTGCTTAATAAACGAAAAGCTATGTTGATCAAAAAGGAAAATGAACTTTTAGAATTAACAAATCAAGTAGAACAGTATATAAGTAGCATCGAAAAAAGTGAATTGAGAACTATTTTCCGACTGTATTATATTGATGGAATGACATGGACACAGGTAGCGCACAGGATGAATGCCATGCATCCTAAAAGAAAGATTGCGTACAATGAAAAGAATCTGCAGAAGAGAAATGAAAGATTTTTTGCAGAAAATGAATAAATGTCGCTCACTGTCGTAGGAAAAAGGTTTAATATATAAGCTAAGGAAAAATGATGAATGAATATTCATAATTAGTCCTCTTCTTTTTACTTATGAATGAACTCGGGTAATCTTCGGATCCCCGAGTCTTTTTATGTCTAAATTTAGAAAGGAAAGAGATATGAATTTTAAAGATGCATTTGAATTAATGAAAAAAGGACACAAGGTAAAGCTCCCATCCTGGGGCGGATACTGGTACTGGGATGCAGAGAAAGAAACGGTTATGATGCAGTGCAGACCGAAAGACACTGACAAAGGACAGGGAGATCTACTTGATATTAGAGAGACACAGAGAGTTGAGTACACACTTTCTAACATCTTATCCAATGAATGGATTGTGGCAAATCCAGAGAACTGTCCTGTGCTTGGTGGAGTGGCTACATTTAGCTTTGGGGATGCTGTTAAATATCTGAAACGTGGCCTTAAAGTTAAAAGAATAGGTTGGAACGGAAGGAACCAGTATATTCAGCTTGCAACATGTATTTCATTTAAGGCAGCAGATGGAACGATCGTTAATTGTGATCACAATGATATTGGAAATAAAGCAATTGCGTTTATCGGCACGTCTGGCGTACAAATGGGATGGTTAGCAAGCCAGGCAGATATGTTAGCAGAAGATTGGATGTTTGTAGAATAAGGAGATATTAAACATGATTATTACAGGAATGGATCACTTCCAGAGTGTTTGCAAGAAGAAACTAGTGGAATGGTATCACAAGAATAGACCGGAAATTGACATTGATCTGAGTAATGTATTTGTAGTTTGGTCTTGTAAGACCTTACAGAATTACAAATGCCTTGCATCCACCACGATCAGCGGTGACGGTATCTATGCAGAATACACGTATAACGGAGACAAACAGGAGCTGTATGAGGACGTGTATAAGAAACTGACAAATGCATGCCACACAGAAGAATAAAAGCCGGAGCAATCCGGCATAAGGACCTCTAGCTCAGCAGGTCAGAGCAGTCGGCTCATAACCGATCGGTCCAGGGTTCGAGTCCCCGGAGGTCCATTTAAGAAATAAGAAAGAAGGTGGTAATGTTTGAATGAAGAAAAAAACTACATATTGGCAGAATCCGATTATGTAGCCGGAATGAAGTATAAAGACATTGCTGCCAAGTATGGAGTCTCGATAAATACTGTGAAATCGTGGAAGAAACGATACGCATGGTCGAGGAACAAAAAGACAGGATGCATCCAAAAGGGGTGCACACAAAATAAAAAGGGTGCACACAAAAAAGAAGCCGTTGCGGAGGATGTAAGTCAGGTCGTGATCAACGATGAACTTACCGATCAGCAGCAGCTTTTTTGTTTGTATCAATCTAGGATGTTTAATTACACGAAAGCTTACATGAAAGCTTATCCAGGATGTACTTATGCATCTGCTGCCGTATTAGGAAGCAGGCTTATGAAGAATCCAGTGATCAGAAAAGAGATTGAACAGCTAAAGCAGAATCATATGAACAGAGAATTGCTAAAGCAGGAAGATATCTTTCAAAAGTTTATGGACATTGCATTTGCGGATGTAACAGATTATGTATCGTTTGGGCGAGAAAATATTCAAGTTATGGGTGCTTTTGGTCCAGTAATGGTAGAAAACAAAGAAACTGGAGAAAAAGAAGTTCTCGAAAAAGAAGTTAATACTGTGAAATTCAAACAATCTGAAGATGTTGATGGAACGCTGATCACGGAAGTGAAGCAAGGAAAAGACGGAGCGAGTATTAAGCTGGTTGATAAGATGAAAGCTTTGCAATGGCTTGCAGACCATATGGACATTGCTACAGCTGAACAGAAAGCTAAGATTGAACAGATCAGAGCTAAGACAGCGATCATGTCCGGAACATCCGAAGAAGAGACAGAGGACGATGGATTCATCGAAGCCTTAAAAGGTGAGGTGGCAGATGTATGGGAAGAAGAATAAAGAAAGCTGTCTTTAAGTTTCGGCCGTTCTCTAAGAAGCAGAAAAAGATACTTACCTGGTGGCTACCAAATTCGCCAGTGCATGATCAAGATGGAATCATAGCAGATGGAGCTATTCGATCGGGGAAAACAGTTTCTATGTGTTTATCCTTTGCAATGTGGGCAATGGAAACCTTCAATGGCCAGAACTTCGGTATGTGCGGTAAGACGATTGGTTCTTTCCGGAGAAACGTACTCTTTTGGTTAAAGCTTATGCTTAAGAGTCGGGGATACCACGTTGAAGATCACAGAGCTGATAACTTAGTTGTTATCCGGAGAGGTGGCAAAGAAAATTATTTTTACATCTTTGGCGGTAAGGATGAGCGATCCCAGGATTTGATACAGGGTATCACACTTGCAGGAGTTTTTTTTGATGAAGTTGCATTGATGCCTGAATCTTTTGTTAACCAGGCAACAGGACGTTGTTCTGTTGATGGATCAAAATATTGGTTTAACTGTAATCCAGATGGACCTTATCATTGGTTTAAGACTAATTGGATTGATCGTGCAGATGAAAAGAAACTTGTTTATCTGCATTTCACGATGGATGACAATCTGAGCCTATCTGAGCGAATTAAAGCAAGATATCGGGCGATGTATACCGGAGTGTTTTACAAGCGCTATATCCTAGGTCTGTGGGCCGTAGCCGAGGGAATTATTTACGATATGTTCAATACAGAAAAGCATGTTGTAAAAGACCAGCAATCAGTAGTAGGCAGTAAATACGTCAGTGTCGATTATGGTACACAGAATGCGACAGTATATCTTCTGTGGGAAGAGAATCACAAGGGACAGTGGGTTGCTACAAAGGAATATTACTATTCTGGCCGAGATGAGACTACGCAGAAGACAGACGGAGAATATGCGGATGACATGGAAGAGTTCCTGGAAGGAATCAATGTTGAATCGATCATTGTCGATCCGGCAGCAGCATCCTTTATCGCAGAACTTAAGAAACGAGGATTTAAGGTTAAGAAAGCAAAGAATGATGTACTTGATGGTATTCGATTTGTCGGAAATCTGTTAAATCTAAGTGTATTACAGTTCTCTGAATGTTGTAAAGAAACAATCAAAGAGTTCGGTTCTTATATCTGGGATGACAAGGCATTGGAACGTGGAGAAGATAAACCGATTAAGCAGCATGATCATTGCATAACTGGTGATACGCTTATTGATACAATTGATGGTCCGATTCCAATAGAAAAGCTTGTTGGTAAAACAGGAAAAGTACATTGCTATAATTTAAGGCGAAGAAAACCTGAAATTTCTACATACTATAATGTGAGAAAGACAAGGGAGAATGTCGAAGTATTTGAAATAGAGATGGAAGATGGAAGAACGATCAAGGCAACAGCCAATCATTTAATATTTACTCAAAATGGTTGGAAAAAAGTAAACGATCTAACTGGACACGATTCGATACTTGATATAAGAATAAAGAAATGATAATCTTATATCAGGAGGTGCGTTAAATGGTAGAATATTTAGAAAACGGAGACTTGGCATTATATAATGGATATAAATTCAGAAAAGACAAGCGGACAGGGTACTATTTATCATCAAGAATAATAAACGGAAAACGCAGAAGGCTTCATGTATATATATGGGAATGTGAAAATGGTGAGATTCCAAATGGATATTCTGTACATCATAAAGATGAGGATAAAAGCAATAACGAAATTTCAAATTTAGAATTGATGACAAATAGTAAACATACACGATTACACGCAGAGGAGAAGGCAAGAAACAATTATGATGATATGTTAAAAAACTTAAAAGAAAATGCTATTCCCGCTTCTAAAGATTGGCACAAAAGCAAAGACGGGAGCGAATGGCACAAAAAGCATTATGAGCAAATGAAAGGAAAGATGAAAGTTCCAAGAAAGTTTGTTTGTGAGTATTGTAATAAAGAATTTGTTAGCACACAAACAAGATCAAGATTTTGCTCAAATAAATGCAAATCGGCATGGAGACGAAAATCAGGAGTTGATGATGTTATTAAAATTTGTTGTAAATGTGGCAAGGAATATGTTGCCAATAAGTACCAAAAAACAAAATACTGTCCAGTATGTAAAAATAAAAAGTGTTAAATCCATAGGAAAAGCAGATGTATATAATATGGAAGTCAAGAACCACCACAACTTTAGTGTTTGTGGTGGTTTTATTATACACAATTGCATGGATGCAGTGAGATATTTTGCTTACACGATCGTAAGACGTGAACGAAAATGGAGTTGATTAAATGATAAAAGAAATTATTGAGCGAATAAGGCAGGTGATAAGAAAAATGCTTGGAAAAGAAAATATCAGGGATGCGATCGGAGTTGATGTTGCCGTATCGGACAAGATGGCAAGAGAAATTGATCTCTGGTCGAAGATGTATAAAAATCAACCGCCTTGGAAAAGAAAAGAGCTGAAGCTTTGTGGGTTACCTGCAGCTATTGCTGGAGAATTTGCAAGGCTTGTTACACTGGAATTAAAAACAGAGATTACAGGGAATAAGTTTCTCAACGATGAATACCAAACCGTGACTGATAACATACGAACGTATACGGAATATGCCTGTGCAAAAGGTGGACTTGCAATGAAGCCTTATGTTTCTGACGGACACATTGAAGTTGACATGGTCCAAGCTGATCACTTTTTCCCAACGAAATTTAATTCCAGAGGAGAAGTTATCGCAGCGGTCTTTATGGAAACTGTAACGATCGGGAAACAGGTATATACAAGATTGGAATACCATCAGCATGATGAGAACACTACATATCACATTATGAATAAGGCTTTTGTAAGACAGGATCTTGATAATGTTGAGGTATTAGGAAAAGAAGTATCGCTTAGAGTTATACCAGAGTGGGCAAATCTGGAAGAAGCTGTCACGATCTTAAACGTGAAAAAGCCGTTATTCGCATACTTCAAGATACCAAATGCAAATAATGTCGATGATTCATCTCCGTTGGGAGTATCTGTATATTCCAGAGCAATCGATGATATCAAAGAAGCTGATTATCAATGGACGAGAATCTTATGGGAATATGAAGGGTCTGAATTAGCAATCGATGCAGACATTGGGTTATTTAAACGTAAAGAAAACGGAGAATTTGATCTTCCAAAAGGAAAAGAAAGACTCTTTAGGATGATGGATTTTGACGAAGATCACGACCAGTATAAAGTGTTTGCACCGCCAATCCGTGATGAGAGCCTTATCAATGGATTTAATGCGATTCTTCGTAGGGTAGAGTTTAATTCTGGATTGGCATATGGAACTCTGAGCGATCTGAACACAGTTGATAAGACTGCAGAAGAGATTAAGACAAGTAAACAACGATCATACAGCACAGTATCTGATATTCAAAAAGCTTTGCAGAAAGCATTAGAACAATTGATCTATGCAATGGATGTGATCGCACAACTTTCAAATCTAAATGGCGGTAAGAAGTATGAGGTCAGTTTTGACTGGGATGATTCGATTGTGATCGACAAAGAACAGGAACTGCAGAGTATGCAGCAGGATGCAACTGCAGGACTGATCCGAAAAGAAATATACATTGCGGCCAAGTATGGAGTATCTGAAGAAGAAGCATTGAAAATGATGCCGGCACAGGATGATCGATTTAATATCCAGGAAGAGTAGGTGATCACAGATGCTTGATCCGAAGTATTTGGAAAAGTTCTCCGATCAGTTACTTGGCATTATTGACACCCTGACAATAGCGATCATATCTGATATGGCAAAAAGAATCGTAAAGATAGGGAGTGTGTCAGAATCAACAAAGCATCAGGCTGAGGTTTTACAGAATGCTGGTCTTGTTTATAAAGATACGATCAAGCGAGTGAGTCAGGTATCAGGGTACCAGAATCGAGAAGTTGAGCGGATGTACCAGGAAGCAGGAGTCAGGAACTTAAAGAATGAAGCTGTCTATTATAAACAGGTAGGGAAAGAAGCCGTTAAACTTGAACAGTCAAATGGTATGCAAAGGATTCTGCAGGCAAACGTCAGAAAGACATGTCAGGAGTTGGATAATCTAACAATGACAACAGCCGTAAAATCACAATCCGCTTTTATCCAGGCATGCAACAAGGCACAGATGAAAGTAAGTACCGGAGCATTCAGTTATGACAAAGCCATTGCAGATGCGATCAAAGAGGCAGCAGTGCAGGGAACAGAAGTTTTATATCCGTCACAGCATGTCGATAAATTAGATGTCGCGGTAAGAAGAGCTGTACTTACCGGAGTAAACCAGACTGCAGCAGAAATGAATCTGCAGTATGCAAAAGATCAGAATTGTGATTATGTTGAAACAACTGCACATGAAGGAGCAAGACCAGAACATGCCGTATGGCAAGGGAAGGTCTTTTGTTTATCTGGGACTGATCCGAAGTATGAAAACTTCTATGAAGCGACAGGATATGGAACAGGACCAGGGTTATGTGGTTGGAATTGCCGCCATAACTTCCACGCATTCTTCCCAGGAATATCGACACCAGCATATACGCAAGAGATACTAGATGATTATTCTGCAAAGAACGTAGAATACAACGGAAAGCAATTTACAGAGTATGAAGCGAGTCAGATGCAGAGAGGTCATGAACGACAGATCAGAGAGACAAAGAGGAAACTTGCTGGATATAATTCAGCAATCAGTGAAGCGAAAGATGATACCTTAAAAAATACTTTACAGAATCGGTTTAATGAAGAATCTGTGAGATTAAAGAAACAGGAAGCAGCATTAAAAGCTTTCTGCAAAGAAACAGGAAGGCGATATGAGTCTGCCAGAGTTCAGATCCATGCGGTGAAGAACAAAGCAGGAGATATCGTTGGATTTGGTCGTAGTGTTGCACAGAAAGCTGTATGGAGTAACAGAAAAACAAAAGTCAATGAATCTAAATTTACAGAACGATTAACTGATTTTAATTTAGGACAAAAGGATCTGATCAATCATTGGAGCGTTCAGAGAAATTTAAATAAGTCCGACATTGGAAAAGAGACAATGAAATATATTGTTGATCATCCAGAAATTAATATAGAATTAGCATATCATGTTGATAATCCAGATAAATTATACGGAAAGCAATGGAAAGATAATATTCGTATTTATGCATCAGACACAAAAACAATTGAAAAAACCGCTGAAACATTGATTCATGAAATAACACATCATCGATATGATATTGGTGGATCACAGTGGTCAGAATGCGTTTGCAGAGCTCAGGAGTTAAAACATAAGTATCGCCGTAATACATTGACTGCAGATGAATTAAGAAGTATAATTAAAGAAATAAAAGAATTGTATCCAGAATTACCGTGGAGGTGATTATATATGAGATTTTGGGATGAAGTTGATGAAGCAATTAAAAAAGTAAGACAAGGGCAAGAAGCAACTTGTCCATTATGCAAAAAAGGAAAGTTAGTACCAGTTGGAAATCCAAAAACAACAAAATCATTTTATTGTGATGCATGTAAAGAAAAACTTAATTTAGATTAAACGCCATCTGATCAATGTCAGGTGGTATTTTTATACGAAATTTTAAGAAAGGAGCAGTGCAACATGAAGTCAACAGAATAGAAGGGATGGTGATCCAAATATCTCCCGGCAGCAGGGTTAAGCTGCAGAGGACACGCAGAGAGATCTGGGTGTTATTTTTATGCAAAGAAATAACATTGGTCAGCTGATCAGACCTTAAACAGTCGGTTCGTGGCGGTCGGTTACACGCCTAAAACAACCTAATACGAAAGGAGCATAGTAACATGAAAACAGATTTTTTAAAAGGTTTAAATCTTTCCCAGGAAGTGATTGATAAGATCATGGCTGAAAACGGAAAGGATATCGCAGCAGAACAGAAGAAAGCAGAGAAGATCACTCAGGAGCGAGACGGCTATAAGCTGAAAGCAGAAAGTCTTGAAACTCAGGTAAACGATGCAAATGCAGAGATTCAGAAGTTTAAAGATATGGATATTGACGGCATCAAGCAGGCAGCAGATGACTGGAAAACGAAAGCTGAGAAAGCAAAGAGTGATGCAGATGCACAGATCTCAGAAATGAAATTTGATTATGCGTTATCTGCAGCATTGACAGGAGCGAAAGCTAGAAACAGCAAAGCGGTCAAAGCGTTACTTGATATGGACGGACTGAAACTAAACGATGGAAAGATCATTGGTTTAGACGAACAGCTGTCACAGATCAAGGAAGAAAACGGCTTTTTGTTTGAAAGCGATGAACCTGCACCAACGATCGTTAAAGGAACAAATGGTGGTTCCGGCGGTATTGGTGGAAAGAAACCAAGTGAAATGACATATTCGGAACTCTGTGACTATATGGAACAGAATCCCGGAGCAGAGATTTAAATAAAGGAGTAAAAAATGGCAGGAGCAAAATTTGATTCTAAATCATTTAATCCTCAGGCATTTGGTGCTTATACAGAGAGGATTCCAAATTTAAAAAGAAACGAACTGATCAAATCAAGAGCCTTAAAAGGTAATCAGGATATTAAAAATACGTTCAGTTCTCAGACAGGAACATCATATGCAACTTTACCAATGCATGGTTTAATTGGTGGAACTGCACAGAATTATGATGGCGAGACCGATCTTACATCGGACAGCACAGATACATTCGAAAGAGGTGTTGTTGTAGTTGGACGTATGAAAGGATGGACAGAACGAGACTTTTCCGAAGACATTACAGGCGGTGTAAGCTTTATGGATAATGTTGCAGCACAGGTGAATGACTATAAAGCCGATCTTGACCAGTTGACCATTGTAAAAGAACTGGAAGGTATCTTTGCAATGACAGGAAAAGAAAACAAGACTTTCGTGGATAATCATACTTCTGATATTACAGAAGTTACCGCAACAGATAAGGATGGGAGTGTTAAAAATGTTGTACAGGCAGATACTTTAAATACAGCTTTACAGAGAGCATCAGGGGATAATAAATCCAAATTCACAATTGCGATCATGCACAGTGCAGTTGCAACAAATCTTGAAAATTTGAAGCTGTTAAAATATATGACTCAGACTGATTCAAATGGTATTGAACGACAGTTAACACTTGCAACATGGAATGGCCGTTTAGTTCTGATCGATGACTCTATGCCAACGGAAGAAGTTGCTGCAGTAGAAGAAAGCGGAACAAAAGGAGAGTCTGGTTATGTTGCGGCACAGGAAGCTTATACGAAATATACAACCTTCGCATTAGGAGATGGAGCATTTGATTACGAAGACATTGGTGCAAAAGTCCCATATGAAATGTATCGTAATCCAATGAAAAATGGTGGGGAGGATACATTGTTTATGAGACAGAGAAAAGTATTTGCCCCATATGGAATTTCTTATACAAAGAAAAAACAGGCTACAAATTCGCCAACAGACGCAGAACTTGCAGATGGATCTAACTGGGAACTTGTCAACAACGGAAAAACTGGTCAAGATAAGAAAGTAATCGATCATAAAGCAATTCCAATTGCAAGAATCATTTCCAGAGGATAGGCGGTGATCCGGTATGGTGGAATATGCAAACAGGGATTTCTACGAAAATAAATTTTATGGCGAGATCATACCGGAGAAAGCTTTCTCTGGAATGATCTTAAAGGCAAGCATTTTTGTGAAATTCCTTACATTTGCCAGAGTTGATGATATGACAGAGATTCCAGAGGAAGTGAGTCTGGCCACATGCGCAGTGGCAGATGTAATGTATCAGGACAGAATGAGAAAAGATGATGTAGGAAGGGAGATCGCAAGTGAGAACAACGATGGATACAGTGTTAGTTTTGTAACCAGTCAGAGCAAAACAACAGGAACAGTAGAGTATCGTTGTAAGAAAGCAGCATATCCTTACCTTGCGCATACAGGACTTTTGTACAGGGGGTGTGGGCCTTATGATTACAAATGCAGATCTGACGATTTATAACAATCGTGGAGTTGATAAGAAAACAGCACGAAAGATTTATTTAAAGACTCAGATTAAAGGTGTTAATTTTTACACAAAGCAGCAGACAACTGTTACCAATCAGGGACTCAGTTCTGCCGATTTGTATCAGATCCGTATTCCATCATCCGCAGATACAGAAGGGAAAGAATACATCGATGCAGACAAGTATCGGGGATTATCTGCAGAAGAAGCAACAAAGTACTGGACAATCAATAACGGAGATCTATTTGGAAAAGGATTGTTAGATGATTTTGAGAAAGAATCAGAATTTTTAAAGCAGCAGTACACAGGAAAGGTATTGTCGTTTTCAGATAACCGAAGAGGCAGTTTACCACATTGGAGAATCGGAGGTGCTTAGATGGCAACACAAGTAAAGATAGATTTTTCGCCAGAACAGATTCTTAAGTTAAAAGGATTAGAGAAAAATGGACCAGCACAAAGATTTTTTGTCGGAGAGTTCCGGGACAAAATGGATCCGTATGTTCCGTTTGATCATGGGGTCCTAAAAAATACTGCAATAGAGAATCAAGATTCTATTGTTTATGTGCAACCATATGCACAGAGACAATACTGGGAGAACAAAGGCAGTGGATTCCGTGGCAAAGAATGGGATAAGAGGTGTTGGGCGAATAATGGTGATCAGATTACAGAATCTGTTGCGAAGTTTATTGGAGGGAAAGCAGAATGAGTGTAATCGCAAGTGTGAGAGCATTTATCCAGGACTATCCAGGTTTATCTACTTTTGATGATCTGGTTGGCGTGGAACATCTTCCGGAAGATACAAAAAGTTATGCGATTGAAGCATCTGTAACGTCTCAGCCAATTAAAAAACGGTATATTAACGGTGACACAGAACGCCGTTTTAATTTTATCCTGGCAAGTAGAGAGTACTTCGGGGCAGACGTTGCAGAGAATATCGATGTGGCGGAGTTTTACGAAGATTTCTTAGACTGGTTGGAACGATGTACGATCAATAATGATCTTCCGGAAATGGATAAAGGAAAAAGAGCAATTAAAATACAGGCACTGACAAATGGCTACGTGTTTAACGCAGATGCATCAAAAGCACAGTACCAGATTCAGTGCCAGTTAATTTATTATCAGAAATTAGGAGGAATATAAAATGGCAGAAACAGCAAGCAAAACAGTAAAACAGCGTTATCAGGAAGCTTCTTACTTAAAAGTAGGAGAGAACTTCGAACTTATGGGAACTGGTTTTACAGAGTTAAATGAAGATCCAGGAGCACAGACAACGAGTAAAAAATATATCAATGATAAATCATCCACATCAAGCATTACAAGCTATGAAGGTGAGCACGGATTTACAGCCGATCAGATTCCAAGCGAAAAGGTCATTAAAGATCTGGTCAGCATTGGTAAAGAGAGAAAAACAGGAGCGGATGCAGAACGTGAATTTGTTCGCGTTGATCTGGATGAAAAAGTAGAGGGAGATACCACTGGGACAGTATTCAAAGCACGTATGTTTACCGTAGCTGCTGAAATTTCAAGTTTCTCTGATAATGACGGAGAATTACAGGTTGAGGGAACACTTCACGACAAAGGAGATCCTGTTATGGGTAAATTTGATACAAAGACAAAGACATTTACACCGGATTCAGCAACGGAGTAAACGAAAGCGAAGCTTGAAATTGGAATTAAGGAGTAAGATATATGTTTATTTGGAATGAAGAGAGATTTGCATTTAATATTATGGATGCGGAGATGTTGAAGAAATTTAATGATACAAGTAAAGAAATGTGGAAAGAACTCGAAGAGTATGAAAAAAAGAATGCAACTACTGGTACGATCGGGCCGGAGGGTGTTGCGTATGAATCAGAAGTGATTAGCAAATTTTTTGATAAACTGTTTGGAAATGGAGCATCAGACAAGATGTTTACTTCAAAACATGATTTATCGGAGAGAACAAAGGCGGTGAAAAAGCTTTATAAGATAAAAAATGCACAGTTATCAACACATGATAAAACGTTAAACGATATTGCTGAAATGTTAGGAGCTGAATGATCAGGAGAGAACTCCCGGTGTCAGTAGATATCGGGAGTAAAACATATAAGATCGATGCTGATTTCCGAACGATCATGAATGTTGAAGAGATTATTTTTGGAAAAGAGGTTACCGAAGATCAAAAGAAGTTTGCAGAAGAAATGATGAAAGAGATCGATATTGAAGAAAAAGATGCGATCGCAAATGCAAAATATTATGATGCACTAAAACTTTTTTACGAAGATAATATTCCTGATGATCTGGAAGAAGCAATGGAAAAGATGCTGTGGTTTTATTCGTGTGGAAAAGAGGAAACTTCGAAAGCAAAGACAAAAAAGAAAGTGATCAGCTTTGAACATGATTTTGATTATATTAATGCAGGATTTATGCAGGATTATAAGATAGATCTGTTTGAGGTTGATTTTTTGCATTGGTGGAAGTTTATGTCGTTATTCAGTGCATTGCACGATGATTGTAAGATCTGTGAGATTATTGGATATCGTAGTGCAGAGTTAAAGAATTTTGATAAAGAACAAAGAAAAAGGATCAGGGAGATGCAAAAAATCTATGCACTTCCAGATGAGATTAGCAAAGAAGAGAAGAAGAGACAGGATGAGATAACACAGATACTGCTAAATGGTGGTGATCTGTCAGGAATATTGTAAAAAAAGTCAAATTCTTGCAATGTGCATAAAAAATATGCGTAAATCGAGAATTTTGAGAAGAAAATAGAATGTGTTAGAGTCAAATGCAGGAGGAGACAAAGCGCAGAAAACTATTGAAGTAGCCTCTGTGCAATGGTTAATCTTTTTCCTTTCTATAGCGTGGAAGATCATATAAATCCCTGGCGTAGCGACGTAATAAATCTTGACCTTCTAGATTTAAGGCATGATAGTGACGGAGTAATTTTTCTTCCTTTGTGTAGATATTTTTAACACTGAGTTTGTTAGGGCTTTTTGAGCCACTGGCTAAAACCGCAGCAGTAACGTCAGAGTTGATGAAACTGGAGAGATTAGCAGCTGAAAGTAATTGACTTGCGTGATCAGATCCTAATATGTCACAGATGCGACGTAGATAATCCAAATTAACTGTGTTGTTATCACGTTTAATTAAAGAATACAGGGTAGTAACAGGAATATCTGCTAATTCAGCCAATTCCTTTACAGTCATATTTTCTTGGTGTAGGATATCAGATAATTCTTTTCCAAATGCCATAAAGCACCTCCTTTTATATTTATATTATAATTAAAACACGAAAAATCATATTTGTAAACACGAAAAAGAGTATTGACTATTACGAAAAATAGTGATACTATAATTACGAAAAATAGTAGAAAGGAGAATACAGATAATGAAAACTGAAGATTTAGCACATGAAAGAAGAGGACGTCCCACCAGAAATCCTAAAAATAGAAAAATTCAGTGTCGAGTTGACGAGGATACGGATAGCATACTTATAGGATATTGTCGTAAGTATGGAACCAGTGAGTCCGCAGCGATACGTGAAGGGATACGCAAATTAAATGAGGAACTTTAGAAACAAAAAAAGGGAACAGCTGAATACTTTGGCCGGTACAAGCTATTCCCAGATGATAACACCAAAAAGGTATCATTATTATAATGTTACTTCATTTTGGTGCAAAAATCAATATCCAATTTATGGAAGAAAGGCAACAGAATGAATGATTTAAAAATGACAGAACAGACAATTAGTAGTTTAGAAGTCGCAGATATGGTAGAAAAACAGCATAAGAATTTGTTGAGAGATATTACAAAATACAACGAGGAACTCAACCAGCTCAAAATTGAGCCCGTTGAATTTTTCAGAGCAAGTACATATAGGGATGGGAAAGGAGAAATTCGTCCTTGTTTTGATATTACAAAGAAAGGCTGCGAGTTCATTGCTCACAAGTTAACAGGAATCAAAGGCACAGAGTTTACAGCAAAATACATCAACCGATTCCACGATATGGAAGATATGATTCAGTATGGAATCACTCAGAAAGAAAGTTCTAATAAAAGAGAAAAGTTACCATCTGTAAATCAAATGGTAAAAAATATAAAAAGCGCATTGCATGATGCAGGAGTAGATTCTAAATACATAGCAGCAGAGGTTGTTCGTATTTATTCAGACAATGGTTATCCAATTAATGTACCACTGATTTCAGAAGTACCAGTTTTATGGGATTGCACAAAGATCGCTAAAGAATTAGGGATTATGTCAAACAGTGGTAAACCTCATGATAAAGCTGTTAGTGGTATCATTCAAAAATTGGATATAACAGAAGATGAAATTGTAAAAACAGCGTACAGTAGAAATGGGCATGATGGTGTTACAATCCAGTATAAGGACAGCGTATTCCGAAAAATAAAAGAATGGTTAGAAACTAATGGATATCCTACCATGATTGAATATCAGTTATCCAATGGAAAGATTAACAAGTGTAAAGTTGTTTATCAGGAGGTGGCTTAGTTATGGCAAGAGTAAAGAATACGATGAAGTTAATTGAAACATCTGTTGGTGTTATAAATATTCGATATGATTTATGTGCAGAGAATATAATGGATATTAAAAATGCAAGTCGGGATATGTATGATCTGATATGTAACGGATTTCGCTTTGGATACATGCAGGGATTAAAAGCTGCAAAAGCAGAAATGAAATAGTTGATAATAAGAGCGTCTGGAGACAGGCGTTCTTTTGTTGCGAGTATTTTCTTAATATTGTATAATTAAAGAAAAATATTCGGGAGGAAAAAGATATGGGAGTAGCAGATCATAATTCATCAGTGAAGATCCCTTACAGCGTAGAAGATGTTTTTGAAGCATTAAAAAAATCATCTCAGTATATATACGGGATGAAAGTAGATTCTGTAGATGAATTGCTAAAAACGGTTTATTTAAAAGCTGGTATCAGTGCATTTTCATGGGGAGAAAATGTGACAGTAACGGTTAAAGCGGCAGAAGATGGAGAAAGCATTGTAGAAGTGACGTCTGCATCTAAAACAGGAGTATTTGGAAGCGTTGTTGACATGGGAAAGAATAATAAGAATTTAAAGACTATTATGGATGAGCTGTCAATGGAGCTCAAAAAATATCCGAAGATTTCAAAAGTTTCCCCAGAACCAGAAAAAGTTACATCGATTGCAGATGAGATAAGAAAATTAGCAGATTTAAAGAAAGAAGGAATATTAACAGAGGAAGAATTTAATGCGAAGAAAAAGCAATTGTTAAATTTATAAAATTAAATAATTAAAAGGAGCATCTAGGATAACCTAGGTGCTTTTATTATACCCAAATTGCCCGAGAAGGCGTAAAACTATAACGGAATGTGGCTAATCCGAGAAAGTAGTCAGAAGAAGCGAATAGGCGTTGGCTTGGATCTGCGTGGTTGAGCACCCAAGGCGTCAAATAGCTTAGAAATTTTTAGATTTTTAGTTATTTGGTGAGGTGTATACATGGCAGACGGAACAGTTACAATAGAAACAAAATTAGATAATTCAGGCGCAGAAAAAGGATTAAACGAATTAAAAAAAGAAGTTGAATCATCTTCTAAAAGTGCAGGACAAGAGATTGACAAGGCAGCAGATCAAGCAGAAAAAAGTGTCGAGAAAGTAGCGAAAGAAGCAGAAAAGGCAGGAAAACAAGTAGAGAAGAGTGCTAAGGATTCAGCATCAAAAGCCGGACAAGCCGCAAAACAGGGAGCAGACACGGCAGCGAAAGGAACTGAATCAGCATCAACAAAAATGCAGCAGTCCCAAAAAAAAGTAGGAGATGCAGCAAAACAGAGCTCTGATAAAGCAAAAGAATCATGGGAGCAGTCAAATCAGAAATCTGTATCAAGTACAGAGAGTGCATGCTCTAAAATGGCTAGTCTTGTCAAAAAGTCAGCGGTTGTGATTGGCGTTGCTTCTGTTGCTGCAGCTAAGAAAACAATTGATGTAGGAAAATCCTTTGAAGCAGGAATGAGCGAGGTTCAAGCAATCTCTGGAGCATCAGGGAAAGATCTAGAAAGATTATCTAATAAAGCAAAAGAGATGGGAGCGACAACAAAGTTCTCTGCTACAGAATCAGCAACAGCACTAAAATACATGGCGATGGCTGGTTGGAAGACAAATCAGATGGTGTCTGGTTTAGCTGGTGTTATGAATCTTGCTGCAGCGAGTGGGGAAGATCTCGGAACTGTTTCTGATATCGTGACTGATTCTATGACAGCGTTCGGATTAAAAGCAAACCAATCTGGACATTTTGCGGATGTATTAGCAAAAGCATCAAGTAGTTCAAACACCAATGTTGGCTTAATGGGAGAAACATTTAAATACGTTGCTCCACTTGCCGGATCAATGGGATACAGCATCGAAGACACAGCAACTGCCATTGGACTAATGGCGAATGCAGGTATCAAAGGAAGTCAGGCAGGTACATCTTTAAGATCAATTCTTACAAGACTTGTAAAACCTCCAAAGGATGCTGCGGCAGCTTTAAGTGAACTTGGAATCAGCACAACAAATGCTGACGGATCAATGAAACCACTGCGTCAGACAATGTCAGAATTAAGAGAAAAATTTTCTGGATTAACAGAAAGTCAGAAATCACAGTATGCATCATCTATCGCTGGTCAGGAAGCAATGTCCGGATTGTTAGCAATTGTAAGTGCGAGTGATTCAGATTTTAATAAGCTGCAGAAAGCAATCGATAATTCATCAGGAGCAGCCAAGAAGCAAGCTGATATAATGAACAACAATCTTCAAGGGGCGTTATATGAACTTGGTTCGGCAGCAGAAGCAGTTGGGATTGGTATCTATGAAGATATTAAAGAGCCATTAACAAAAGCAGTTAAGGTCGGAACAACTCAAGTAAGTGCGTTAGCAAGCAAATTAAAAAAGGGCGGGATCAAAGAGGTTGTGCCAAAGAGCGCAGTAAATACTGTGCAGAACCTTGGAAAAGTAGCCATGGTTGCAGGAAAAGGCGGCGTTACGGTACTTTCGACAGCAACAAAGGTGTTAGGCAATAATTTAGAGATTGCCCTTCCACTTGCAACGTCTTTTGTTGGTGCGATAGCTGGATATAAAGCATTCAAAACTGCATCAGACGCAGTAACGACATTTTCAACTGCCTTAAGTGCTTTAAATACGCTAGAAAAAGCGAATGCAATTACTCTTGTAGCTCAACAAGGCGGATTAACCGCGTTGCAAACTGTTGTTGGAATTTTTACAGGAAAAATATCTCTTGCAACAGCAGCAACAGGAGCATTTAATGCTACATGCACAGCTCTAGGCGGACCGATTGGTTTAGGAATAGTGGCAGTTGGAGCGTTGGCAGCAGGTGTAACTGCATATGCATTAACTCAAAAACGAGCTAAAACAGAAGCAGAAAATTTTGCAATTTCTTGCGAAAATCTAGAAAAAAAGCAAAAAGAGATGGCAACATCCATTAAGAATCTACATATTGAAAATCAGAAAAATGTCGATTCTACAAGAGCGAATGGTGTTCAGGTTGATAATCTCTACAGACAATTAACAAGATTGATGAAAGTAGAGAATAAAACAGCAGGCACGAAAGCGCAGATAGTAAGCGTAGTAAAACAATTAAATGATTTGCTTCCTGGATTGAACCTTGAATACGATAAAGAGGCAGATAAACTTAATAAATCTACGGCTGCAATTAAGAAAAATATCGAAGCTCTAAAAGAACAAGCAATGGCGAAAGCTTACCAGAAGGGTATGGAAAACGCTGCATCTAAGGAAGCTGAAGCGGAAGTTGCATATGAAAAAGCGTTAAATAAAAGAGAAGAAGCACAGAAAAGAGTAAATGAGACTCAAAAGAAATTTGATGAGCGAAAGAACAAAGTTGGTGTAGGTGGCGGAGACAAGGAGCTAGAGAAGTTAGGAGAAGACCTAATAACATATAAAAAAGCTCTACAAGAAGCCGATGGGGCAGTAAAGAAAAGTAGTAAGAATCTAAACGATGCACATAAAGAATTGGATACTTACACAGATAAATATACTGCGCAGGCAAATTATACTGCATATTTGAAATCCTTGGACGACCTGTCTAAGCAAGCTAAGATCAAGGCAAGTGATATTCCGAAATCTGTTGAGGACGGAATCAAACAGGGTGTTTACGCAAATCCAACCTCTGGAAAAGAATTAAAGAGTCTGATCAAATTAGATGATCTGGTTAATTCTGATCAGTTGGCCAAGATGCAAGAACAGGGAATGAAGATCCCACAGTATTTGGCACAAGGTATTTCTGATGGATCTGTTTCATTTAAAACCGCAGCAACACAGCTTGGAAATGCAATTAACTGGGAAGATTTAATTCAGCAAGTAAAAGATAAAGGAAAAGAAGTTCCGGACAGTATTGCACAGGGAATTAGTTCCGGACAGTATGCTGTTCCAACTTCTATAAAAGCTGTTGAGAATCTAGTTACATTTGAAGGATTAAAAACTAAGGCATTACAAGGTGGAATTGAAGTACCTGATTATCTGGCAAATGGTATTACATCTGGAAGTATGAAACCTGAAGAAGCAGTTAAGGCACTGAGTAATTTGGTATCTTTTCAGGATATGATAGATAAGGCAGGAATTGAAGGATCAAAAGTCCCAACAGAATTAGCAACCAGAGTTGCGCAAGGACAAATATCTGTTCAAGCTGCAGTAAAACAATTGACCGATGCGGTAGGAAAAGAGTCAGAGAAAACAGCTCAAAAGACAAGTGATGCAAAAAAGAAAATTGAAAGCAATACAAAGTTAAAAGCGCCTGATAATTCTGCAACTACTAATTCATTAAAAAAAGTCGCAAAGGCTTCAAATGAAGCATCAAGTAGTTTGAAGAAAAATCAGACCGAAATTAAAAAGGCTTCTAAGATACCGGCTACAGATAATACTCAAAGTGCAAAAACAACATTTGGTGCATTTCCAAAGGAAGCAAAAAAGGCATCTACTGAGGTGAAAAGTAGTAGTAAAACTTTGAAAAGCACAGCTACAAAAACTCTAGCTGCAAATGATGGTGCTGCTAAAAAGGCAGGAGCAAAACTTGGAAATGATTTTGCAAAAGGTATTGCATCAAAATCTGGAGCTGCAAAAAGTGCCGGTTCAAAAGTAGCTAAAGCAGGTTCTTCCGGAGCAAGTGCGCAGAAATCTTCTTTTGTATCCGTTGGTAGCAATTTATCTGCAGGAATTGCATCTGGTATCAGATCAAATTCCGGTGCTGTATCAGCAGCCGCAAGAGAAACAGTAAGAGCAGCAGTTGTAGCCGCAAAAGCAGAAGGTAAGATTCATTCACCATCCCGTGTCATGGATAGTGACGTAGGAAAATGGATGCCGTTAGGAATGGCAGCAGGTATCCGAAAGCATACCAAAGATGTAGAAGATGCTTCCGGAGAGATGGCTAACGCATCGGTAGAAGCTACAGCAACAGCCTTAGGAATCCATTCTCCATCTCGTGTATATAAAGATGCGATTGGTAAGAATATTCCAAAAGGAGTAGCAAAGGGTGTCAGAGAAGGACAGACAGAACTCAATGCAGAAATGAAGCTATCTGTAAATGAAGCGTTATCTGCAGCTAAGAGTGCTTCCAAGAAAGGGAATTATTCCGATATTGGAAACAACCTTGTTTCTGGAATATCCGAAGCACTCAGCACAGCAAAGTCAAGATCATCAGAAACTGTACAAGAAATCATTGATCAGCAGACAAGTAAAGTTTCTTCGAAGCACGATACAGCAGAGAAAAATCTCCAAGATAAGATCAGTAAGACAAAAAATAAAAAGGAAAAAGCAAAATTAAAAAAACAGCTGAAAAAGTTAAAGAAGCAGAATGCTGCAGAAGAAAAGCAATTAAAAATTGCGGGAGAAAAAACGGCGGCAGCATACAATGATGCATTTGAGAAAGAAGCTGATCGATTAAATAAGATTGTACAGGAAAAGTTACAGGATCTGTCAGATGAATACCAGGAAGCGTATAACAACATCAAGAGCAAGATGGACAGTTTAACTGATAAACAGCAATCTTGGGGAAATATCTATAACCTTGATCAGAATATCATGGATATTGAAAAGTATCAGAAGAACTTGAAGTTGCTAGAAAACAAGATTCCTGAGTCTATGATGGAAAAGATTCTCGGAATGGATATTGATGCAGGAAATGCTTATATGGCATGGTTTCAGCATATGTCAGAAGCTGAACAGCAGGCTTACATTAATAAGTGGAATCAGCAACAGAGCATGTCCAAAACATTTTCTGAAAACTTCTTTGGAGATGATCTTGCAAAACTTCAAGCAAATTATGAATATGAAATGAAAACAGTCACAGATGATCTGCAGAAAGAGATGAAACAGGCAGGAGTTAATATTGCAAAGGGATTAACTGCAGGTATGGAAAGCGAAACCAGAAACCTCAGCAAATCTATGAAGAAAATCTGCCAGAATATTATTAAGACAGCCAAAAAGACACTTAAGATTCATTCCCCATCTCGAGAATTTGTAAAGATTGGTTCCCATGATATTCAGGGAGCAATCAAAGGACATGAAAAAGAAGCGCCAAATCTGTATAAACAAATGGGAACGATCTCTCAGAACATGGCACAGAAATTTGCGAAAGCGAAGTTGAACGTTCAAGATATTCAGTCAAGGATGCAGGATGCGATTAACCTGCAGATGCAGACGATCACAACAAGAATGCAGCCAGTTATGCAAACAGATTCAGCTAATGGATCAGAATCAGTAGTCTATACTGGACCAGAACGAATTGAGGTGCCTGTGATTGTAGATGGTCGAGAGATTACAAGAGTAATCGCTCCTTACATGGACACAGAATTAAGTACAAGAGCAACACGAAAATCAAGAGGAGGTGTATAGTATGCCAGGAACATTAGGAGCCACGATCGGAGAAAAACATACCTTAAAGGATTGGAATCTTGGGTGGACTGCGATCACTCTTGGTTTTCCGGAACCAAAAACATATGAACTGGATATTCAAGGAGCAGATGGAACACTGGATATCACTGAAGCGGTTACTGGCGGAGATGTGAAGTACAAGAATCGTAGTCTTTCCTTAGAATTTGAAACTCCAGACGAAGACTTTTTTGAATGGGGATCTATTGTATCGGACATTGCAAATTACCTGGTTGGTAAGAAAATGAAGATCATACTCGATACTGATCCATCTTTTTATTACATTGGCCGACTTACGATTGATGTCGAAAAGACAGATCGTATAAATGGAAAGCTTGTAATGTCCGGAGAAGTTGATCCATATAAGTATGAAGTTGCTTCGTCTCTGGAAGATTGGTTATGGGATGATTTTAATTTTGAAACTGATATTATCCGTGAATATGGAGGCATCAAAGTTTCTGGAAAATACGAGTTAAATATTTATGGAAGAAGAAAGAGAGTGATTCCTGTGATCGAATGTGATACACCGATGCAGGTTACATATAACGGGGCCACTTATGATCTTCCAAAGGGCAAAAGTAAAGTGTTCGATATCTGGTTATCAGAAGGGGATAACCTTTTAACGTTTACAGGAAATGGGACAGTATCTGTCGATTATCGAGGAGGTAGTTTATAAATGTACAAGATACTATGTGATGGGAAAACACTGCATGATGTCCGCGATCCGGATTATCAGGTATTAACTCCTAAGATATCATTGGAATTAAATAAAACGGGAAATCTTGATTTTGGGATGATGCAAACACATCCGCATGTGAATGATATCAATAAATTAAAATCTCAAATCAATGTTTATGAAGATGATGAGCTGTTATTTTCCGGAAGAAGTTTAACGGATGAAAAAGATTTTCAGAATACAGGGCAAATCTCTTGTGAAGGAGAGTTGTCTTTTTTGTTAGATTCAATTCAGCGACCGCATAATTACGGAACCGAAACAACAGAAGCTGGGACAGCAGATACCAATATAGAGATTTTTAAAAGATTAATTCACGAACATAATTCACAGGTAGAGGAAGCAAAGAGATTTGAAATCGGTGTGATCGATATTGAAAGTGTTACGATCCCAAGTTTATCGACAAATTATGAGAAGACCTGGGATTTTATTAATTCCAATTTTTTGGAGAAATATGATGGATATCTTCGTGTCCGGTATGATGGGAACGTGCGATATCTCGATTACGTAAAGCAGTATGGAAACGTAAGTAATCAGGTCATTAGATTTGGAGAAAATCTTCTTGATCTGAAGAAATACTCTAGGGCAGAAGACATTAAAACAGCGATCATCCCAGTTGGAAAAGATAACGTGACAATCACAACAGCGAATGGACACAATGGAACAGATTATGTATATAACCAAGACGCGGTAAATTTGTATGGTTGGATTTATGACAAGGTTGATTTCTCTGAGGTATATGATCCAGACAAACTACTGGAAGAAGCAAATAAATATCTGCAGAAGTGCATCAACTTAGCAATCACGATTGAACTTACAGCTGTTGATCTGCATATGATCGACGTTGATATTAACGCAATCAGACTTGGAGATCTTGTTCCTTGCATATCTACACAGCATGGAATCATGAGCACGTTTGGAGATGTGAGCACGTACTATCTTGTAAGTAAATATGAGCTAGATTTGGAAAATCCGGCTAATAATAAAATAACACTTGGAAGGACGATCAGTTCTCTGACAGATACTGTTGCAGGTACGAATAATGTAAAAGGAATGATACAAACACTATCACTTGCATCGAGTGAAGCTATTGCAAAAGCTGCGGCAGCAGAAAAAAATGCAGAAAATGCAGCAAAAACAGCGGGAAGTGCAGCCGGAGCAGTCGAAGAAGTCCAAAAAAGCATTAATGGCAGAACTGTAGGAAACAATTACGGAAACGTCCCTTATATAGCTGAAGAAGGGACAATGCAAGTAGGGAAAACAATAGAATTTCATTCAAGCGATAATTATCCGGAAAGTGATGGATCATTATATGTCGAGGATGGAGTTCTTTATTTTTGTGATAAAACAGGAACAGTTAAAACAATTCAGATGCAGGAGGTAAGCAATAATGGCGATGAAAATACAGGAATTACTGGATAATTTATTACGCAAAAAGCTTGGACGAGATGTAAGGCAAAGCATCCACGACAGCATTGAGCAATGTTATAAAGATGCGACCGGGCATCCTGAGTCTGTTGCGGCAGTTGTGGAGTTATTGGACAAAACACCATATATGACTGTAGAAGAAGGAGAGTCAGCAGATCTTCCAGTGCATACGATTAACGACGATGAGATTGGTGTAGCATCCACATGGAGTAGCGAAAAGATCAATGGAAAAATTCAGGAGGTTTTTCAAAATGCCAGTAACGGAAAAAATAAACTTGCCACCGCTATTGGCAATGGAGCAACGGCAGATATGACCTGGGACCAGTTAGCAAGTAAAGTATTACATGTTAATTATCAGAAAAAAAGTGGCGAAAATGGAGTGTATTTCGATAAAGCATTTAATACGGTGTTACTGTGGGCAGTTGCTGGAGCAAATTATGGGGACGATAGAACAGGATGTATTATTGCAAATGGTCTTGTGGACGGTAACGATAAAATCAACATAATGCCGATGGATAGTGACAGCGATACATCTTATAGTCTCGTGAATAATGGAAATCAACTTTTTGCTCAAACACATCCCGCGAATGCGACTCATAATACTTGCTATTACTACTGTTATCAGATTGGATATAACTAGGAGAGGAGAAAAACAATGGGGAAGAATGGAATACTAAAAAACAAAGCAGGTGAACAGATTTTTCCGGCAACGACAGCTGATCAGGTAGCTTGGACTGATCGTATGAATCTTAAGCAAGCAATATCGGAAAAACTGGGAGCCCCATATGCTGCAAGTACTGTATCTAGCATGACAGATCGGACAAGAATCTACGTCTATACAGGAGATGAATCTGGATACACGAAAGGAAACTGGTATTACTGGAATGGCAGTTCCTGGGTGTCTGGTGGAGTTTATAACAGTGTGGCAGTGGAAACAGATAAGACGTTAACTGTAGCAGGCAAGGCAGCAGATGGAGAAGTGGTTGGACAAGAAATTGGTCAACTAAAGGAAGATTTAGGTGACATCACTCAAATCGATAAATCGAGCAACATACTTGAAATAAGTGATTATACAGAAGGGCGATATTATTCGGCATCTTCTGGAGACTATCGTTATAATAACGACTTTTCCACGGTAGACAATTATGTTGAAGTTGAACCTTCGTGCAGCTATGTTTTATCTGAATTTATTGATGGGGTTTTTGAAACATTAATTAGTACCATCATTATTTTCTATGATAAAAACAAAAAATTTTTAAGCGGTGGTCAGTATTCGACTTTCATAACACCAGAAGATGCAAAATATATTAGGCTTTCTCTTAAAAAAGATTTAATCGGGAAACAATTACTAGTAGAAAAAGGGACAGAACCTACTAAGATTTGGGTACCTTACTATAAGAGGCTGCATTTAAAAGGTGGTAGAATAATTGATTTATCGTATGGTGTCTTAAAAAACAAGCCAACCATAAATGGCGTAGAAGTTTCTGGAGATAAATCACTAGAAGATTACGGAATCACAAAGGCTTCAGAGATTTCTGAAGCATACGGCCTTTGCAAAACAAATGAAATTACAGTTGATATAAATGGGAATGGGGATTTTAGAAAGTTACAAGATGCAATAAATAGCATTACAGATAATTTCCAAAACAACAGGTATGTAATTTATATAAAAGAGGGCGAATACGACTTAGCAGAAGGTATAACAGATGGAGAAAACGACGCATCTATTGTTGGTGTAACAATCCCTAATTGGATAACACTTAAAGGTGTAGGGGATAGAAAAAACATAATACTACAAGCTAAATTTAAAAATAAAATGCAATATGTATCCACATTGAATTTTAAAGAGACAGGAGGTATCGAAAATTTAACAGTTATTGGAGAAAATACGAGATATACAATTCATGATGATGATGCAAGAAATGCAAATGGGTATGAACGGAATGTAAAGCACTGTATTATAAAGGGGTTATCAACGTATTATTCCGTGGTTTACGGATCTGGTTCGGGAGATGGTGCAAAGTGGGATTTTGAAGACGTTGTTTTTGATGGAACGGAAACAGGAGCAAATAAAAAATCTGGAAACACATTTACAGTGCACAATTTATTGGCGTCAAAACAGAATAGGAATATAACTTTTAAAAATTGCATTTTTAAATCAGCAAATAATGGAAATGTTAAATTTAAGACATTGGCGTATAGGACAGCAACAGGAAAAGACGACGCTAGGAATATGGTGACTAATGTAGCCTTATATGGATGCAAATTTGAAGGAGTTACAAAAGGTTTCGAACTTGTTGAAGAGAATCCAGACGTTTATGGAAAAGGGTGTTATTATTATGTAAATGGTTTTGGAAATATAAATGCTGGATATGAGATTATAACGACAGATGATAAAGATTATTCGGATAGGGTTAATCTTATCTAAGTAACTAAGGTAGAATATAGAAGGTGGTTATTCCGTGAAAAAATCAAATTATAATACAATAATAGAAATAATTGTAACAGCTATAGCTATTATTTTAATGAAAACGGAAAATTGGCAATCAGGGGCAATATTGCTGCTACTAACAGTAATATACGATATCATAAAAATAATAAAGAATTGTTGGAATAGAAACGATAAATGATTTGGGGATTATAGGTACACTCTGTACAAAATAGAATATATGAAAGATGGGCGTTCGAAAGAAGGCTATAGAGAATCAATAAAATAAATATTTAGTTAATTAGAAAGACAGAAAAGACCGGACAGGTCTTATTTTTTTACATTGATTATTTGTATATAACCTAGTAAAATAAAAATAACCCAGATTCAGGCTGCAACCTATTACTGGGTTATTGATACAATATGTTATTTCTTAGACCTATTGTATCATTTGTAAAAATAAAAGTAAATACAATGTTATCAGATCAAGAAAGAAATGCAGGTATGAAACGTATCAAATTCGAACAAAAAATGTATGAAAAAGATAAATACATAGAACAAACGATAGAATACTGTAACAAGTATGGTGGCTTTGTTGAAATAGACAGTGATTTTTGTGTCTTTGCGATTTATGATGGAACAGAGCATTGGATTGGATATGCTACACCTGTAGATATGGATTGGTTTGAACAACAATTTCAATGATACAGGAGGAAAAATAATGTCAAATAGACCACCGATTCCAGAAGCTATGAAACGTAAAGTAAGACAGGAAGCATATTTTGGATGTGTAAAATGTGGATGCCCGATTATTGAATACCATCATATAGAGCCGTGGAGCAAAGTAAAAAAGCATGAAGCTGAGAATTTAGTAGCTTTATGTCCTAATTGTCATAGAGAAGCTACAGTAGGTGCTTACTATAAAGAAAAGGTTATTGAAGATAAGAAGAATCCTATCAATAAAAAAACTGGACTAGTACAAAACCAGATCATGTTAAGAAAATTTGATGATATCGTTGTAAAACTTGGTGGAGCTGAAATATCAAAAACACAAAATATTTTAACTGTATTTGGGGCACGTATATTGTATTTTAATATTGATAAAAATGGGAGAGCGCTTCTGAATGCAGTATTCTTTGACCAGAATATGCAACTTATAGCTGTTATACAAGATAATGAATGGAAGGCATTTTTAGATAAGGATTTATGGGATATAAGGTATTCTCCTGGACATTTGGTAATAAATTTAGAAGCGAGAAAAATTTTTCTTAATTTGAAAGTCAAGGGAAATACCATAAATATACGAATGAAGTGTAATGTATTTGGTAATAAGGTAGAAGTTACTGAAGAAAAATTACAGATAAATGGATGCAGTATGGTAAATTGCAGACTTATTGGTGGAGGAATTGGTATAGGATAGAACGAAAATGGAAGATATAAAAAAGATTGTTAAAAATCATAAATGTTTGGTTATATTAGTAGTGTTATTAGTACTTGGGATTATAATAGGTATCTCAATTAGATATAAAATCATAAGTATTCCGGAATGGCTAGGATTTACAGGATCATTTCTTGGAGCAATAATTGGTGGCATGATAACATTTTTAGGAGTTCATGTTACATTAAAAAAATCAGATGAAGATAGAAAAAATGATAAAATGGATGAAATTCGTCCGTATTTAACATTAAAAGTTGAGACAATCGGATTTTTAAATGAAAAAGACGGAATATGGGTAGAAAACAGAAAAGTGGCTAAGGATTCTAATGAATGTGAAAATCAACAAGCTATAGCTATTATTAAAAATGTTGGGCTGGATAGTGCAGTAAATATAAAATGCAATGGGACTTATTGGGCAACAGCAATTGAAAAAGGGGAAGAGTCAAAAAAAGCCATAAATTATAAGTATAACAAAGGAAAAGAAGATAGTAATGAAATTTATATACATTTTACATTTAATGATTTGAGAGAAAATTTATATGAACAAGAAATGATTTTTGAGTTAGAGAAAAATGATCTTAGCGGCTTTAATGGAAAAGGAATACAAAAAAGTCCAAAATTAATAGAGGAATAAGGCGTTCGAAAGAGCGCCTTTTATAATGCAAAAATCACCTAATTGTATAGCAAAAAGGACGTTCAAAAAAACGTCCTTTTGAAGAAATTAGATGTATAGGGGTTTTATACATCAAGTATGAAAAAACTTCCTTAAAATTATAACAATATTTTACAATAAAGTCAAGAAAGGAGACAAGTGAATATGAGAATCAGAGCGAGACCGGTATGGTCTTATTTTTATGTGCAAAATAATAATTTTCTAACCAAAGAAAGGAAAGTGAGGGAAATGAAGAAAATGGAACAGATGAACAATGTTAAAATTATGTTTACGGCAGTAATATCATCATTACTTGGAGTGTTAGCGGTGCCCGTGTACCTAATGGTTGCATGTAACATTGTTGATTATATAACTGGGTTGATCGCTAGTAAATACAGAGCCGAGGACATAAATTCTTACAAATCAATTCGAGGGATTTTTAAAAAGGTGTGTATGTGGTTGCTGGTAGTTGTTGGAGCAATTGTTGATCAGCTACTTTTATATGCATCTAACATGATGGGAATTGCATTACCATTTACGTTTTTGGTTGCATGTATTGTAGCAGTTTGGATTGATTGCAATGAGATTATTTCAATTTTGGAAAATATTAAAGATGCAGGAGGAAAGATACCGACATTTTTAGAACCACTTGTGAAAAATATCAGATCCCAAGTGGAAAGCAAAGCAGACATCCTTGAAGATACAGATAAGGGAGATGAATAAATATGGCAGCAGTAAGTAAAAAATGTATTACGCTTGTAAAAGAGTTCGAGGGGCTGCATCTGAAAGCCTATAGAGACGAAGTTGGAGTCTGGACAATTGGTTATGGAATAACAAATGCAGATAAGGCGATCACAAAAGTAACAGTTAAAGCTGGACTAAAGATAACAGAGAAAACGGCGGATAACTGGCTTGAAAGATCACTGAATAGCAAATATCTGCAAAAAGTCATGAAATATGATAAAAAGTATAATTGGAATCAGAACGAAATTGATGCC